TCCAACTATTTCACGATCACGTACAACAATACAACCGCCCGGAGACGTTGGATGACTTGAAGCTTTGGCTACAACCTTAGCTATATCCATAAAATACTGTTCTTTATTTTTAATGTAGGTGGGATCACCTTTTGGACTAGGCATAAGTCACATATAAGCTTATTTATTCCTATATTAGGTATTGAAACATATAATTGCGACTACAAACATTATGGATAAATCCAAAGATCGCTGGAAAGCCATTCCTCACGAGGAAGATTGGGTGGAGATCAATAATAAGTCTCATTTGGAAAATAGTGATTGGAATAAGTCAAGTACAGATTCAACTGATTATTACAACAGGCATAATTTCAGACTTAGTGAGTTTGGGAGGAAGTCTGGTCTAGTTACCTTAGGTACAGTTGATGAATCAAGTAATACTGAAGCAACTGATAATGTCAATAATCCTCCTCATTATCAGCAAGGTTCACAAGAGGTGATTGATATCATTGAAGGGGCTATTATTCATGCACCTGAACCAGTAACAGGTATGTTGCAAGCTCAGGCATTGAAGTATTTATTGCGAATGTGGCATAAAGCAGATCCATTAGAAGATGCAAAAAAAGCTCAATGGTATTTAAATCGTATGGTAGCTCAATTATAAAAATGGACACTCAAGGCACCTCATCCAAGAAATTAAAACTAAATGAACTCAGCTTTGTTGTAGAGCCACAAAATCCAGCTTCAATACCCTTTAGGCCATTCACTAATAAGATCTTCACAGTTGAAGAAAGGGATGAACTAAAGGAGATCATCAGAGAAGTCTTGTACGGCGGATGATTTGATCTTCTGTGTAGTCCTTTTCCATAATCGTATATGATAGTTAAACAAGAGAAAAGGATCTCTTGCGCTTTGGTATAGTTACTGAGAGGTACTCTAACATCGCTTAAAGAATAGATAATTCTGTCTTAATTGAAGGATCTCATGATCCTGTATGTGAGGAAGAAGAGCATCATAGGTAGTTGGATTATCATGGACCAAGTGCTTAAAATAGACAGATATACCATTAGTTAGTTCATTGTCAAACGGTACGTACCAAGCATATACTTGAAAACATTCCCAAGGTTCCAGATCTTGAGACACCCAACTGTTCAGTTCCTCCAGGCGCTGAGCAGTTTTTATTATGTGTGCCTCTTGTGCTTCTGTTTCTGGCATAGTAAGCAATTCGTTACGATACAGCAGTGCATGTTTCCACATTAATGTTCCGTCTTTATGTATTAGACGGCAGGGATGCACCAGTGTTCCAGACGGTAGCTTGTAGAAATGTTCCTTCGCAATATGCTTAGACATTAGATATTACCTTTATTATCTTGGTAATATTCCAAATCTTTGAACCAGCTGTCACCAGCAAATTCATTGTATATAATTCGTCCTATGTCACGGAACGTGCTGTAGAACAGACTGACCTTATCGATGTTAGAGATTGATACATCAGTAGGCGGGCCATAGATAACTGCATTCCACGTAGATGGGCAGACAGATTCAAAGCCTCTGGCTGTAGCTCTGAGCTGCTTGATACGTTTAAATGGTATGCAGATTGGATAATCCCATACAACAGGAGCAGCTCTTAGTATCTCTGATGCACTGGTAAAGAACATAAATGAATTGATATGACCATTCCTATATTCATTGACAGTTTTGTTAAACCAGATGCGGCTATTACGAACAGCACCCTTAGGTGATACCCATACGTTGCCATGCCAGTGTTCTTGTAGCGGATTCACTTCAATAGATGGAACAGCAGTGGCTTCCACCAATGCTTGTTGTACAGGATCAGATGTTGGGTCGTAGTCAATACCACCCATAACTATCCGTGCTCTATCAATAAGTTGCGGTGTTGGGTAGAGAGGTAGTTTTAATCCCTCAGCTTTCAGCTTATTCGCTAAATTCTGCCGCGAGCGCTCGGAGGCATTCTTGGCTCCTACCTGCTTCGACACTAAATGTTCTTGTTCCAGCATCACTAATCAAGGTTATAAGGACGTTTGTAGACCAGTCATTGTCATCAATTTGTTCCATTAGCTGACGAAGGAACTTGAGTGAATCCTCATCTTCCAATCGTTCTGCTGTGGCAATGTCTTTTTGAACATCATCTCCAGACATATAAATCGAACTATCATTAACTAAATTAATAACTAATGTTCCAGCCCCTGTTGATTCAACACCACTCATAGCGATGTTGATTAAATCAGTAAGAATTAATTCAGCAGTAGCTGTCATGAACTTTTGTTCTTGACTCTTTTCATCACCAAATTTTTCAGACTTGATTAGAGATTGTAATAAATCGGTTCGACGTGACATAATATTAATGACTATTGATTAAAGATAGTTGTTATTGCAAACGAATGTGAGGTTAATACTCATCATCGTTCTGCAGTTCGATGTTGTCAGCAGCATCTCCGTTGTCATCTGGTGCTCGATAAAGACCAGGTTCATCGGGTTCTGTCTGAGTTATATGCTGTCCATTTAACAAATCTGTAATGACGGCTTCAAATCGTTCTGTAAATCCTGTATTAGGATTTAGTAGTAATTCAGCACGTGCATCGATCTCTTCTGAAGCGTCGATACGTTCAGATTCCTTCATGTGCTGCTCCATTATATACTCAGCCACTGCCTGTTTAAGAGAGTGGATTTGACAAGATAGTTCAAAGCTTTCTATGTAACTCTCAGAATCGACAAAGACGCCAATATTCTGTGGAATTAAATGGAAAGGATTGCAACAATATTTCTCTCCACAAGTAGTTTTAACTGCTGTATAGCCTAAGTCGCCCCAGCTGAACCACATCGCCACTCTTTGAGGATGATGTTGAGTAGAGCTGGTGATACCAGGCCGCCGCCAAGCAAATTGCGGCTGCTGAGTTCGGTTGTTTATACAACCATCCCATAACCAGCACTCATCTGGTGCTCCTATATCTACTTGTGACCAGAACTTAAGTGCCTTAATCCTTGTCTTCTTAAGCAGCGTTGTGAGGTCCAGGGAAAGTCTCCCTTCCCTTGCAGCAGCAACACATCTGACACAGGCTTGATGGCTATCAAACCTCAGTGAGTGTGAAGAGAATCTTCCAAGTGAATGACCTGTATAAATACACAGTTCACCTTCTTCTGCTGTATTGGAAATTTGTAGGTTGCGTCTACCATACGGTCCAGGTGTGCTAGATGGTTTAGCTTCAGGCATCTTGTTCATCCTCTAGCTCTACAATTCCAACATCGATTAATCGCTCACCTTTGTTGTAAAGAGCATCTCTTATTATCTCGTGAATCCACCCATAAGGGTGAGTAAGCGATTCAAATGTCAGTGTAACTCTGTATTTCATAATCAGAAACTATTCTCAGGTCGTACATACTCACCACCTAGGGCTTCATATTGCTGCTTGGGTGGAAGTGCTTCAATCTGTTGATTGATAACGTATTCATAACGAGTACTATTCTCATACTTTATACGAATAAGTTTAGACCTGGGGGTATAGTACTCCGGTGTACCTACTACAAGTGCAGTGAGGTTGTTGCTGGCGACTTTGACGCGCAGTCCAATTTCAATGTTATTAGTTAGCATATTCTTTATCCTTTAACTAGAACGTTTATATATTTAGAAGTCGTTGAGAATATGATCCTCAGTTAAGGGATCATCTTTAGGACGAATCCATAGTCTTACTGATTTTGATTTACCAGTAACAGGATCCTTACGTGATGTTGAGTGTCGTCTCCAGCGCATTGTTTGCAGTACATCTGCAACACGTCTGGATTCACGACGCCCCTGTTGACGTGGGTCAAGGTCCAATGCATTAGTCAAAACTTCTGCAGTGGTAACTTCCTCACGACTAGCTACGTAGCTGCTGACCTTATCCATCCAAGGGTCAGGGTCACCAAACTCTTGAATGTATTCAGAGATAGCAGCAATTTCGCCACTATTGAATTCGTAAGTATCACTCCTTTCATAGGCAGCCATTGCAGCAGCCCATAGTGAGTCACGCTTTTCAGAAAGTAGTTCCCATGGAACCTGGAAACCAGCACCAACTTCTAACGGTACAAAGCGCCGGTTACCTGTGCTATCAACCAGAAATTGGTTGCGATTGGTAGTTCCAATCATGACAAACCTGCGGCCTAATTTAGACGGCAGTGATGCATATGGAAATCGTACTTCATCCACACGAGAAGTGATCAGATTTTTAAAGTTCTCAATATTTTTACTATTGAAATAGTGATCAATCTCAGGTAGTTCCAGCAACCAAGCAACGTGAAGTCTGTACTGTTCCTTCATCAAGGTATCAAGAGGAGTTGTAATCTCAGAGAACAATCCCTCAGGTACTAAGTTACGAGAGAACATTGACTTACCAACACCCTGAGCACCCACAAGAATTGGTAGCCAGGACATTGAGCAGCCAGGATTAAACGCTCTTGCTACTGCACCAATCATCATCCGTTGCATGGCAAGGGTGGCTAGATGGTGCTCATTACCAAGAAATACCTTGCCTAAGGTTTCCCATAGAGGCGAAGGTTCATAGTCCTGTTTACACTTATTAAGATAAGTCTTAATAGGACACCACATATTACAGTAAGCTGCATATTTAATTGCAGATTTAATACGTGGCTCAGGTATAAATACACCATTCTCACAAGCAATTCTAGTCGTCATCAGATCAAGGTCATCACCTTGAAGTGCTACTAGCGTTCCATTTTGTTTAGTGTATTCAATCTGCTTAGTGAGTTCGTTGAATCGAAGGTCGCTGAGAATCTCTTTAACCTTACGAACATCATCCTCACGTTCTTTAGCAGCACTATCAGAGGATCGTTTAGGTCTGCCTTTCTTTTTTACCTGCTGTACGTCAGGTATTGGTTCCGGTTCAATATCCATTTTCACTTCCTTATTAGCAGTTATGACATCATCAAAGCTGATATCTGGATCAGCTTCAGTATACCCAACAGCTGAACCAGAAGCTCCAAACCGTAAATGGTTAGGTAGTTGACTTGTCCAGTTACGGTCTTGCTTTTTAGCAAGTGAATATAGTTTAGCAGGGCCACTGTAGTTACCGAGACCTCGCCATTTAAATGGACGAGTGTTTTCTTCTTTTTCACCATGGTGGCCTTTTAATACCCAGTCAACCCATAGATCAAACAGTGGCTCCCCTATGGCCGCACAAGCAGCCATTACAGGCACATAGCGTGTCTCATACTCGCCATCCTCTGAAGGCTCTAGGAAGTTCTCTAGTAGCCACTTACAGCGCTCTACATCCTTATCTGATACATCACCTTTGACGAAATCAATTTCATCATTGAAGTCAATATCTGATAGCAGGAAGGCCGGGACAATCCCATCATTGCGCTGAACAACAGCTTTGGTATTCCCATACCACAGTCGTTCAGGTTTCTGCCCACAGTTATCAGCCAGCTGCTCTATTCCGAGTTCAACTAACAGTCGATTAACGACAAGCCAATAAGCAGCGCGGTGCTCACCTGTTGAACCAAGTTCAATCTCTAGTGGGAACAGAGCACGGAACCTATGTTCCTTATCAGTGTGACTAGCAGAGGTGTAAGTAGCACCACACCATTCCTTAGCTGTAGTTGTTTGCCAGAACTTTTCCAGTGTTGTATCACCGTCGAAGTCAATCACAATCAGGTTGCTGCCTGTTGCATTCTCACTCTTACGGTGACGGTCAGCGAAGTGAGTAGCAGTCCAGCCGAAGCCAGCCTGCACCCACCCCATCAACCAATCAATATCTTCAAATATATTTTGCCAGTCTTTAGCAACTTTTTGAGCATTGGTCTTGTCTTTGCAGTTCTTATTGACTGCTATTTTTAGTTTCATTATTCATCCAGGTTCATATCATGAAATTGCTTTACTCTCTTAAGGAACCTACTTTCAGCAAGTTCCATTTGATCGCCATCAATAAAGATGCCTTGTGTAGTCTCTTCAGTAGCAACAATAATGAGTGCTACGTCACATTTATAACCAGTACGTTCAGCTAATGCAAGGCGGTAAGCCGACATTTGTTGAGCACACTTTTGATATTTACGGAATCCTCCAAATCCCATACGGTCACCCTTATCAGGGAACCTATTCATGTAAGGACTGTTGCTAGTTTTAAAGTCAGCAATGACCTTAACCCCTCCAATCTCTCCGATCAGATCAGGACACCCTGCATACAAGTGCTCCGTAGACCACACGTATGCCACTTCTTTATCATCTGAACGTAAGTGATACCAGTCCTTGCGCAGTGGGCGTTCCGACCAGTGAATAG